AGCACGGCTGCAGCCTTGATCTGCTTGGTCTGGGCCATAGAACGGGCCAAAGCCTTGGTGTAGCGGGCAGACAAGCGGTCGTAGAGGTTATCTTCAACAGCTTCTTCTGTCAGCGAGAACGCCAAAGCGATAGTCTCGTGGGTGTAGCGAGCAGTGTAGACCTCTTGTGCTTGGTCGTATGCAACGCCAGCACCTTCAGTCTTCACAGGAGCTTCGCCAAAGCCAGATTCCATCACCTCTTCTTCAAACGCGCGGTCAGAAGATTCGACGGAATAGATTTGGGTGTGCTCGTTCTCGTAGTTTTTGTACTCGAGGCCGAATAGGGCATTGAGGCCAGGCTCAAGTTCCTTGACCAGTTGTGCGCGAGAAATAGCCATGATTAAGCTCCTTGACCTGCAACACCAGCACTGCCGTACAGGTGTTCGTTAATTTTCACCACTACCACGGCATTGGTACCAAAAGAGTTGCCGGGAACATCCCACAAGCCAACAATTTTGAGGTTCAGTGCTGCAGCTTTTGCAATGGTGGACGAGTCGAGTTCCATGGTGGACAGACCAGTAGTGGTGCTGCCGCCAGTGCCGACCACATCAGCGTTGAAGCCGATTTGGGTTTGGGCAACAGACTCATCGACTTGGATCAAGAACAGCTGTGCTGGATCGTCGATCACGTCGGCAACGATCTTGCCAGCAGTGATGTTCACGGAACCAGGGTAGTAGTTCTTCCAGGTGGGTTTGCCTGTGGTAGGGTCAATGTACTGGCAACCATTGAAGACGCCAACGGCGGCTGTATGGGTGGCAGGTGCGAATTTGACCAAGTAGCCATCATAGATGGTGACGAGGTCGCCTTGATAAATTGCTCCGGACTGGTTATCTGCAATTTCGTAGCCGTACTGAGCTTGGGCACCAGTGGCGGAGAGATTGCCGAGAGGACGCAGACCAAAGGCTTTGTCAACGTTAGCCATTTGTCATTCCTTTAAAAAAGATGGATTCATCAGCTCTTGTTAGAGCCTCCGAAGGAAACGCGGGACTGACGGGTGGGCCGTTGAATGGTCATGCTGTTGTGTGCATTGGCCTTCATCAGCTCATTATCCGCTGCCTGCAATTGGTCGTTCGCTCGACTACGGTAATACGCGTCGCGCTCCGCAACAGTTTCCTCGGGAATACGTGCAAGAAGTAAACCTCCCACGCTGATCACACCAGCGTGTCGGCCGTCTTCAATTGTTGGGACGTGATAGTCGGGGTACTCGTCGCCGCGAACCAGCTCATACCCCTCGCGGAGCTTTCCAGAGATGTTCGTGCGGTCGTCCATACCACCGGCTTCAGCCCGAATCCAACGGTGCTTGTATCCAGGAGGCGGCGGGGGCGCATCCAGTCGTGAAGGGGGAGCCCAAGGTTTACGTCGCGCATCTTTCTCACGAGATTCGGCCCCGCGAGAACTGCGATTGAGTGTAGGTACTTTGACGTCTGACATGGTCTTACTCCTTTACGTACTTGGCATATTCCTCGAGAGGAACACCCAGCTTTTTGGCAATTGCAACTTGACTTGGTGTCAATTTGACAGTGCGGCGTGCGTTGTTAATACCCGATGATCGGGATGCAGGTGCCACCGTTTGCACGGCTCTGGCGGCTCTGTTAGTTTGCGCTTGCTGCTGACCGCCACCCAACTTCTGGGGGAAGGTCTGCTTCAAACGGTTGTCTAGCTCATCATAATACTCATTGCTGTTTGGGTCAAATCCCTCAACTTGAATCAACTGTCGATGGATTCCCCATGCTGCATGAGTCATGGCGGTATCGCGGCCATACCAGGGGTTGCGCTCGGCCCAATCCTCTACTCGAGGATCGACTTCCTGCTGCACTTGTACCTGGGGCTGCTGGGCTGCTTGCTGTGCAGCAACCTGCTGCTGATACGCCCACTGCTGGGCTTGCTGTTCGCGTTGCTGAGTAGCAACAGTGATTTGGTTTTGCTCCATGGTGAGCGAAGTCAGGCGCTGTTGGGCTTCCGTTTCGGTGTCAATGTCACCTTCTTCACGGGCCTTGCGGATGATCTGCTTCAATGCCACCACTTGCGTCTGCACGCGGCCATTGGCCTCGCCCAGGCGCTCGCTGTCAGCAGTCATGTACTGCTGCTCCAGCTGCGTAGCACGGGCCTGGACGCTCTTGGCGTACTCCAAGGCTGCCTGCTCACGGCGCTGGGTCTCGCGCAAGCGCGCGGTCAGCTTGTCAATGCGTTTCTTGACGCCTTCGCTGTACTGGTCAAGCTCGCCACCTTCGCTGGACTGCTGCGAAGAGGTCTCGACCCGAGGCGCTTGCGGTTTGTCCAGCACTTCAGCAGCGCCGTCCTCTCCGATTGCAACAGTAGCGGGACTTTCGTCCTCCCCTACCTTAAATTCAAGTTCATCATTCATTCCATTGCTCCTTTACATGTGCAGAATGTCTTCAGGACTGTTTACGACAGCCAAAACTTCGTCGTCGTTCAACAGACGAATCTCACCACCGTCGATTGGGATGCGAGCACCCGCATATCGACCGAAGATGATCCAGTCACCTTCCTTGCACCACGGACCGCCAGGGAATTTACCCTCGTCGGCATAGGCAAGGTCACCCACTTTCAAAACATAGCCGCAGGTAGTACCGAGCTGTGTTTTGCGTTGCGTTTCTTCGGCCAGGACGATACCGCCCTTGGTCTTTTCCGCGCCACGGTAGGGCAGGATGGCAATGCGCCACCCAGTAGGTTTGGGGATGGTGTCGATGACGGCTTGGTCGAGCTTCTCGGGGTCAAACCCGAGCTCGGTATAGGCGTCTTCGAGGGCGGGCTGCTTGTTAGCTGCCTCCTCGGCCCATTTACGCTCCAAGGCGGTCATGTTGATTTCAGGGATTACTGCTTCGGCTTCCATGGTCTTCCTTTCACTTGAGAAAATCGTCTGTATCGTCCGTGACTTTTTTGAGTAACTCTTTCACGGAGTCTTCAACCATTCTCAAACCCTCAAGGCGACCCATCATGAAGCGATACCGCTCCATGTCTGTGATGGTTCCGTTCAGGACAATCTGTTTTGATTGATCCTGGAGTTTCCTGATTTCTTTCAGAACTGCTTCTGCAAATTCAAGCATGGTGGTTTCCATGAAAAGCAGACGGCACAAGGCCCCGTCTGGTAGCACTCACTCACGAATCAGTATATCTTAACTGGACGGTTACCGTCTTTCTTTTTTACTACCATGAACGGACCTTGAACTCCTTTGGGAGTTTTGACGTCACCGCCCTTGGCCATCTTTGTTTTTCCTGCCTTGCTGTACGCAACGGCAACGGCCTGTTTCACGGCAGCAGCTTTGTTTTTTGGCTTGCTGGTACCGATCATGCCGTCCTTCTTGTAGTCACGAACGATCTCTCCAATATTGGAGCTGATCGTCTTCTTGCTGGAACCTTTTTTAAGCGGCATATTGGCCTCCTGGTTGTTGTTGGGGTTGATTGACCTTGGCTTGCTGCAACTGCAACTTCTGCATGTTGATCTGGTTGGTCTGCTGTGCCTTTTGCTGGTCCAAAGCCAAACGCTGTTGGTCGATACCAATGCGGGCCTGGTCAGCCTGTGCACGCTGGGCAATTTCCTTCTCCTTGATCTGCACCAAGGGGTCAGGACCCTCATCACCACCAGCAAACTTGTCCTGCATGTCGCGCACTTCCTTCATGCCCATGGCAATATTGATGGCGACCATGCCTTCGCGCTGGATAGCAGAGACCAGGCGGTCTGGATCAGTGCCGTACTGCTTGAACAACTCGGCTTCCACGTCCTCTTCCGCGCGCAAGCGCACGTGCTCGAGAATGTGCTTCTGCAACTCGGCTGCAGACGTTGGGCTGGCCTGCAAGATGGGCGACATGCCCATCATCAAGTGCGATGCAATGTGCGCATCGTGCTGCTGGCCTGCAAAGGCCTTGAGCTTCATGCCGTTGAGCACGTCGCTGTTCTCGGACGCAGGGTCGCGAGGCATGTTGGTGTTCTGTGGCAGCAACACACCGTCGATGTCACGGATATTCAAGGCCGCATACATGCGGTAGTAGGCCTCGTACATGTTGTGCATCTGCGGCGCGCTCTGTGCGAGCTGTAACTGCATCTGTGCAAGCTGGATACGCTGTGCAGAGCTGAAGATGTTGGGGTCAGCCACTGGCTGGACCGACACCATGGTGTCAAAGTCTGCCTTTTTGATCCTACGGCTTGCACCTGGCACGTCGTAGGGGTACTCATCGGGCATGTACTGGCCAAAACCCTCGAACAGCAAGCGGAACTCAAGCGTCTGCGCATAGTGCAGGCGTTTGTGGATGCTGGACATGACCATAGAGCCGCGTTCCAGCAGCGCCAGGGTCGTTCCAACCTGTGCGTACTGGTTACCGTCGCCAACTTGCATGTCGGCGGTGCTGGAGAGGCGTTTGCCGGCGTCCACAAGGAAGCCAAGCAGCGCAAACAGCACTTGGCTAGGCTCTTTGTATGGCAAAGGCAGCAAAGAAGCTGAAAGCTCTGCGCCACCAGCGTCAATGTCACGCCATTCGCCTGGTTGGATCGGATCGGAGTCGTCCGCGATGCGCGCGCCCTTGGCTTTGAAGCCTGCAGGCAGGTTAGCGAGCGTGCCAGCGTCAATCAGCTGGCGCAAAGCGCTTGTCGCGGCCTTACCAAGGCCTCCAATGAGGTGCACAAAGCCCAAGCCGTAAGCACCAGGTCCCTCGACCAGCACGTAGTGCACAAAGTAGTTGCGACGCGTGCATTTTTCGTCGTTTTCTTTCCAGTTGCGACGAATTCCAACCACCCTGAGGGTGTCTTCAGCAAGGGTAACTACGTATGGACGCTTGATTCCGGTCATTTCACCGTCGTCGTCCAAGTCTTCAAAACCTTTGAGGTCCAAATCGACCAGCTGCTCGAGCAAAAACACCTCGCCAACGTCGTCAGTGGGCTGAATACCGGTGATTTTGTCGACTGCTTCCTGGATTTGGCTTGCATCAGAGGGAGAAGCGTAGGTTTCGAGCGCTAGATCGAGGTACTCACCTGCCAAAGCACGCTTGCGGTACTCGTTTGAGTCCATTGCAATGCGGTGAGTCAGGCGTGGGCACTGGGAAACGACGCTTGAGCCGTTGTAGGGGATGTAAACATCGTCTGCCAGGCACAGTTTTGACACCATGCGGCCCAGTTGGTAGTCGTAGTAGACCTTCTTGAAGGTCGAACCACCGTAGCCAGTGTAGAAAAGCTGCTGATCAAACTCAGGTGTGTACTCTTCCATCACCGTGGTGATCTGGTAGTTCATGAAATCTTGCACACGGCCGGCCTGTTGGAACTTTTCCACGGTCTCTTTGCCCATGATCTGGCTGCGAACAGGGCCACCAGCAGGCATCAGCTCCTTGAAAGCCTGTGCCTGGAACTGAATGATGGCCTCAGTGAGCATTGGATGCGTTGCACCAGAGGCACCACGGAAGGGTTTTGTGCGCTCTTCCATGCGGAAACCCAAGAGGTCCAGGCCCTTGGCGTACATGGACTCCCAATCGGAGCGTGAGCCCTTGTCAGCTTCAAACAAAGCAGCTACTTCAATGCCAATTTGGGCCAAGACGTCTGGCTCAATGACCGCTGCCAGGTTGCTGTAGAAGTCGACTTCCTCGGCATCCTTCTCGCCCATCTCAATTGTCGCGCCACCATCCTCTTCAATGATGATTTCAACGTCTGTCGAAGGCTTTGGTATGCCCCCACCGCCCACAATCACTTCGAGTGAGGGCAGTTGGTTCAGTGCTTTTTCGATTGCCATGTTTGTTCCTTAGATAAAGTTCAGGTTGTCCAGTGCGTCCGGACCCAGCCCTTTTTTGTAATTCTGCAGCAAAGGTGTCAAATGGCTATCCGACTCTTCAATAGATGATGGCTTGAGGTATTTTTGGAGAAACTCAAGTACAGCGCCGTCATATTTTTCGGGAGCGATGTTGCCAGTAGCACGTCCGTTACCCTTAATCTGCGTAACAACAGGCGTAAATTCATTTAGCATCTTCACCTCAATTGTGTTGACAGGTCTATTACGGTTGTCACGTAGAGTATATACCTGCCACTTGCCCGTGTTGAAGCCTTCTCGCTTGTCTGTGGAGTAGCCTGCGCCGCCTGTCTCATATCCGCCCACTGAATGACCAACGTATGCACCTTCTGGCACAGTGGCCGCACGGTCTTCAATGCGCTTCCAAGCAAAACCCTTATACGGTCCTTCTTCAAACTGCAGCAGGGGAGCACTTACGCCTTTAGCAAAGACAGCGTCTGCC